TGGGAGACTCGAATAATGGGTGTTATATATAAATATGAAAATAATATCAACCATCATATTTATATTGGGCAAAGTGTAAATTTAAAAAAGAGGATTAGAGAACACAAATGCGCGTTCTCTAATCCTAATAACCCAGATTACGACTTCCCAATTCATCGAGCATTAAGAAAATATGGAGTTGAAAATTTTACTATTTCTATCTTAGAAGAAGTAGAAGATAACGCACTTGATGAAAGAGAAGTATATTGGATTGCTTATTATGATTCATACAAAAATGGATATAATGCCACCCCTGGAGGACAAAACGGAGGAAGCTATAATGGGAAAGAAGTTTGTTTATATGATTTAAATGGTAACTTTGTAAGAAGTTATAAAAATGCTAAAACAGCTTGTGAAGCAATAAAAGTTTCTTATTCTACAATTTAGCAAGTTTTACATCAAAAAAGACCGACCTGCAAAGGCTATTAGATAAAATATAGAGATGATAATAGAGAGATAAAAAAGTTTAAATCTCGTCAAGGAGGCGCTATACCTATTTATTAGTTAGAAAAAAATACTAATAATATAATTAAAGAATGGGATAGCGCACAATAGGCCGCTAGGGAATTAAACTTAGACGCTTCTACCATTACAAAATGTTTAAAAGGTAAATTAAAAAGTCATGGCGGTTATAGTTGGAAATATAAGGAGGAATAGAAATGAGATACGCGGGAATTATATATAACGACTTGGCCGCTGCCCCTGGAATATGTGTAACTTTTTTTACTCAAGGATGTAACCGGCATTGTTTAAATTGCCACAATCCTGAGACTTGGGATTTCTTTGGTGGGAAAGAGTTCAGTTATGAAACAATAGCTGATATAAAGCAAGCTCTTCGAGCAAATGGAGTTAAAAGAAACTTAGCCATTATGGGCGGAGAACCTTTATGCGAAGATAATTTGTTTTTAACGAACCTCGTTATAGAATCAGTGAAAAAAGATTTGCCCGACACGAAAGTCTATATTTGGACAGGATATACTTATGAAGAATTAATTTTAGAGGAAGGCTCTAGTTCTCTTTTAAATAATATTTTAAGTAATACAGATTGCCTAATTGATGGGCCATATATTGATAGCGAGAGAGATATTACATTGCATATGCGAGGCTCTCGTAATCAAAGAATTCTTTATAAAGGTTAGGATTTTTAAATGACAGAAGAAAAAAGACAGCTCCTACGCCGATAGCATAAGGAACTATTAGAAAAGCTTTCTGAAATGGAAGAGCCTTATGAAGAGACAATAGCAAAAGTTATTGCTGCTTATATTAAAGATTATCCTAAAAATTGGGCTAATGGCGTAGATGAATTAATTGATATTTTTTATGAAGAATTAACTGAAACTATTTCTATTACAATAAAAGAAATCAAAAACATTTATACTAGAATAAAAGATTTTGATATTAAAGATGTATTTGATTTAACCTATAATGCAGACGGTCAAACCTTAAAAGCCAGAATCCAAAAGCATTGGGATTAGACAGAAGAAGCTTTAAATAAACTTGATAAAAATAAGTTTGACATTAGAGATTAGCTACTTAGACAAATTTTAAAAATTTTAGATAATGAAACTAAAATTGTTTAGAATAAAGTTATCAAGAATAAAGTCGAGCCTTTAGCAGATATTATTGTAATTGAGGGCGATGGCACAGATGAATGTAGTGATTGGTTCGGAGAGCATCCAGTAGGAGAGGTAGAATTACCTCCTTACCATCCTGGATGTACGTGTTCTTTTTATTACGACCAAACAGATGACCCAGATGACTTTCAAGACTTAGATTTGGAGCCAAACGCTTGACTTTTATCAAAAAATATGGTATAATTTAAATAGAAAATATAAACGACAGGAGAAAAATTCTATTGATTCGAGCAAATACATATGCTGAGATGTTAGCGCTTCAAAACCATGAAGAAGGCGAAGTCTGTTACTGCGACGATGTAGAAAAAGGTTATATTTTTCAAGATGGCGAATGGCATGAGGCAGTAGTCAGTTCTAAAGGCGTTGAAATGACTCTTCATGATATTAATAAAAGTATTATTGGATAGCTGCCCGCCTATAATAAGCATGATTTGAAAAAGGCCAAACAGACAATTCAAAAATGGCAAGCGCAGGATAATGGTGAATTTTATCTGCTATATGGCAAAGAGATTAGTTACTTTACTTTATTTAAAAAGGATATTGTTGAAGATTCCTTTAGCGATGTAGTAATGGAAATCGTAACTGAACTTGGTCCAATTCATACTATTGAGGAAACTGACCATGGTATTGAATTTTGGATTAAAGTGGATGATGAACTAATTTATTTTCAGCTATTTAATTATGATATGGGGATTGTGACATATGGAAGCTAATAAAGAAAAAGAATTGGTTTGTTATGTTAATATGTTTGATGCAGAACAGACTATTACGACCCCAAGAGGGACTGTAAAAGTTCCTAATGGTTTTTTAGCAGCACTTTTACCGGATATTTGTTTTAAAGAAAATGTTTCTAAAGTCCATTTATTCGGAAATGAACAATACATTAGTGGCATCGTAAAGAATGCCCGTGAAACCGCAAAAACAACTTATAATAAAGAAATTGAAATTGAGGTAAATTAATATGTCTAAGTATTTAGTTAGTACAACAGAAGTTTATAGAGTAGATAGTGAGCCAGAAGTAGAGAATTTTATTGCGGAAGCCAAGGCAGATGATACTTACGAGCTTACGAAGTATAATTGCGAATATAAAGAGTTAAAGAGTAAGGGCGAAGTTTATGATACTTATTACAAGGTAACTCTTACTAAAGCCTTTAACGATATTAAAGAGCCTGGATGCCAGGTTGATATTTCTTATGAGGTGAATTAATTGAATATTAAGCTTTTAACAGATACGGCTAAAGTCCCTTATCGTGGGTCTGCGGCCGCAGCTGGTTACGATATTTATGCAGATGAAACTATTATGATTCTTCCTGGTGAGGTATCTAAAGTTCATACAGGAATTGCTACTGAACTTCCTGAAGGAACATTTGCAGGCATTTATCCTAGAAGTGGCCTTGCTACTAAGAACGGTCTGCGGTTGGCTAATTGCGTGGCTGTTATTGACTCAGATTATCGTGGCGAATGGCTAGTTCCAATTTATAATGATTCTAGTTCTCCTCAGATTATTTCTAAGGGCGACCGCATTGCGCAGATGGTTATTCATAAATATGAGACTGTTGACTTTAATGTTGTTGATAAATTAAACGATACTATTAGGGGTGCTGGTGGTTTTAATTCCACTGGGATAAGATGATAAAACTTTTAGCCCTTGACTAGGCTTCAAATGTTTCAGGTTGGGCTGTTTTTGAAGATGGAAAATTATTGGAAAGCGGCACCTTTACCGCTAAAGGAAAGGACCTTGGCGAACGTCTTTATGATATTCGCCAAAAGGTCTCCAACCTTATTTCTAAATATAATATCAATTATTTAATTTTTGAAGATATTTAGCTTTAGGGAAATGTAACCGGTAATGTCCAAACTTTTAAAGCCTTGGCAGAAGTATTTGGAATTATTTATGAATTGGCCACTGAATTAAATATTCCCAACGAGGCAGTATTAGCTAGCTCTTGGAAATCTACTCTTGGCATTAAAGGCCGATAGAGAGCGGAACAAAAGCGAAATGCGCAAAAGTACGTCCTGGAAAATTATGGCAAAAAGGTATCTCAAGATGAATCAGATAGTATTTGTATTGGCACACACTATTTCCTAAAGCAATAGAAAGTCTTTGACTGGTCGGATTAAGTAAAAGTATCCCCTTTATTTTTTATTATCCTTTAGATAGGGTAAATTTTTCGACAAATAAGGGGGAGATTACAATGGTGGAATTTGTCATAAAGTACTGGGTTGAATTTGTATTTGGTTTAATCGTTACTGGCGGAGGTTTGTTCTTAAAACGCTTTTGGACTTTGACCAAAGAAAATTAGCAAAAACAATAGGACGAATTTTACAGTAAAATTAAAGAAGAAATCAACAAAAGTACTGAATAGTCCCAAAAGGATGATAGTCTCTTACAGGGTGAAATTGATGACTTAAAGACAGCCATGGAAGCTCTACGCAATGGAGTATTATCTCTCTAGGGTAGATAGTTCAAAGCAGAATGTATGAGACTCTTAGAAGAGGGACACGAAATCACGATTGAAGAATTTAAAGACCTAGATAAAGACCATGATGTGTATAACGCTTTAGGCGGAAACCATAATGGCGATCACCTTTATGACTTAGTAAAGAAAAAAGTGGAGAATAAGTTGTAAAAAAAATAAGGGGACTTAGTAATTAAACTAAGTCCCCTTATTGTGTTAGGTATTAATCTTTGTGGCTAAAATTGCTATTTTCTTCTGAAGAAGTTGCTTTTCTTCAGCAGTAGCTTCTTTAATCATTTCCATTATATCGTCGGATAAATCTTGTGCGTATTTTTCCAGCTCTTTCATTTCCATTTCTGCGTCATGTGCCATCTTAGCTTCCATATATTTTGTTCTAGTGTGCGGGCTTTTACCCATCATAGTAGCATCAGTATGGTCGTGGCTAGTTCGAGAAGTAGTATCATAAGAAGTATAATGCTCACGGGTCATGCCTCCCTCACGGCAAGACTGGTGGCAATATATTTCAGATTCTGAACCTTCTTCCATTGCCCTAATAGCAGTATGATAATACATAGCTTCTTCTAAGTCTTTTATCATATCTATTGCTTCACCAAGTTCTTTGGCGTCCACGCAATCTAAATGGCTCATTTCAGTAGCGACTTTTTCCATTAAAGTCTTTTTCATCCATTTAAGTTTTTCCACTGTTAAGCCACCCTTTCAATAATAATATTTGCGTGCTCCACACTAATGGACTAATCTCCTACATTCATGACACTAATCTAAGAGCAGCAGTTTTTTGGTACATCCACAAATACAGAAGAAGAAACATTATTAAAATCTTCTACATCTCCTGGAGTGGAAATCATAGTTGTAGATACTATTGGCTCACCATCAATCGCTATTGCTAAACTGGCAGGACCGGCAGTCCCACCAGTAGGTATAGCAATATTGGCACCAAAAGTAATACGGTATCTAGCTCGACACTATTGCGTCAAGCCACGTAAAGTTACTAAGCCGCTACCAACCCGATGTAGCATACTACAGTTGCCTGGAATTACAACTGTAGTAAATAAAATATCTTGATTAGTAGAGACTGTCTGAACAGCATTACTTGTAAGCTCCATAATCTTAATCTCCTTTATCAAGCAGCGCAATTACAGCCGTTATAGGTATAACCATATAACTGAGATGCTGGAAATGCTGGAATAGGGGTTGGGCGCAGTTGATTGACCAAATACTGGTTCTGCGAGCACTGTGAAAGCTAGAAGTTTGCCCCTAAAAGTTCAGTATTCTTAGCTTCTAAACGGTCGCGTAAATCCTGCATAGTATTAGAATTAATCAGAGCGCGAGTAGCTTCGCCTTCCTGATGAATAGCGTTAGTGATATCGCAGGTATTCTGCGCAGCAGCATAACGGTTCTCCAGGATATTTTGCTTTACATCACAGCAACAAGATTGCATAGAATAGCGATTGTCTGCTAGATTTTGATTTACAGTGTCAAAGCCCTGCGCAACAGAACTAAAGCCTGTACACAAATCACGCTGTAAATTTCCAAAATTTGTTAAAAGAGTAGTATTATTGCTGTAGAATCCATCACATAAACCCTATGAGAGTCCACGAACACCATTTTCAACCTACTGGAAATTCATATCTTGCGCGAGTTCGCCTCTTGTTAAAGCTCCCTAAGCAGATGAATTATTGCTGCCCCAGGCACCATTACCGCCCCAGCCCATAAACATGAACAGGAACAATATGATAATCCACCATGCGCCTCCATTACTCCCACCGAAACCATCTCTATCGCCAGTTACTGCGGCGAGGTCAGATAAAGAATAACCACTTGCTTCGTTAAACATAAAAAATTGCCTCCTAAAAATATATATTATTTAATCCCAAGCTATTGCTTAAAGGAATTAAATTCGGTATCAAAATCTACGCCTTTCTATTGGCATAGATTACGAGCAATTTGTTCAATCTCCGCAGTTTTATTATTCTTGGCTAAATTTAATAAATTACTTCCTAATGGAGTATCTGCCATTTGAGATTCTAACATATTCAACACAAATTGTTGAGGATTACTGCCCATCTACAGAAGGGTCATTGGATTTATATTCACTTATATCCCTCCTTAAAAATTATATTCCGTAGATTCATTTGTAGAAGGAATCTACGGAAGGGCAGATTTGATCTGGTTAATGGCTGACTCAAACTCTTCTCTTGTTATGTAATTGCCCATATTATTATTTATTTGTTCAGTTGTGGGCATTTCCTTTAATTCATACATATTGAAAAGCGCTGAGCCATCCATCCCAATCTGTTTAGTATAAATGCGTTTATTTGCCAAATCTGGAAAAAAGAATACTGACCCATCAAAATCAATAGTGGTGGCTCTTACTTCGTCCAATGAGGATACTGGCCTACCTTTTAAATTATACTATAGCTATTGTTGATAAGTGTTCTATGTCCGGTATGGCGTTTGTTGCTATGGATAGTAGTTAGTATACATTTTATTTCCTTCTTTCTAACAGTTCTTCTCTAACCCTTCCATAGCTATATAAAAAATAAATGGGATAAATTTACTAATTTTGTCCTAAAAACTTAAAAAAATTTTTAATAAAATATAACAGAAAAATGGGGAACCGCTCTACCTTTAAAGAGCGGTTCCCCATTTTATTTTTTATTAAGAAACCTTTAATTGATTAACCTGTGACTCAATTTTTTGATTGATATAAGTCTCTAAATCTCCAACAGCAGAAGATAAATAGCTTTGTGCCTCTTGGCTCAGGATTGTCATAACTGCTTGATAAGTTTGCTAGAAAGCAGCTTTTTGAGCTTCTGTGTCAAAACTACCTTGAGCTTTTAAAGAATTTACATATGTTTGATTTGTAGCAGTTACACATTCTGTAATTGTCTAATCTAACATCTCAATATATTTCTTAGTTGTTTCATCCTCTATATTAGAAGTAACTTCCTCAGTCTTAGAATTTATCCATTTAACAAAGAAACTCGTTAAAATGGTTAAAAGTGGAATTAAAACAATCTCAAAAATTTCAGTGATTAATTCTTGTGCCATATAAATCTCTCCCTTCATATTAAATATGAAAAAGTAGCATAATAAATTATCTAACTTAGGCCATTTAAAGATAATAATATTCTACTAAAAATTAACAAATATAGAGATAATTTCCAGTTGCATTATGATGAAAAAAATGATATAATATTTATAGAAATTAAGAAAGGAGGAACGTATTATTTCAAACAAAGTAATTTTACTTGAATAGGGTGGAATTAACACCAATGCAGTTACTTTATCAGGCATTACTGTCTCAACATTACCGACTAAAACAGTATATGAATACGGTGATTCTTTTGACCCTACTGGCATGGTAATTACTGCGACTTATACTGATGGTACTACTGCAATAGTATCTAATTATATTTATACACCAACTTCTGTTTTAAATACAATAGGAAGTTAGGCAGTCCTTATATCTTATAGCGAAAACGGATTAACTTATCTTAATAGTGTAACAATTACAGTAAACCGTAAAAAAATTTCTATACCTACTTGGAAATCAAATTTAACTTATAATGGTAATACCTAGCATGTAGATGCTGAACAATATTGGAATAATTATGATTCTAGTAAAATGGTTATTAGTGGAACTACATCTGGCACAAATGCTAGTACGTATTCCGCTTCATTTACACCAGGAAGTAATTATTAGTGGTCTGACGAAACAACTTCTGCAAAATCTGTAAATTGGACTATTAATAAGGCTACTGGATATTTATATATAAATGGAAGTGTCAGTAGCCCAACAGTAAGTTTAGATTCTAGTAATTCTAGTTACTCTGCTACCATAACAGGTTCAGGTACTATTAGTTATACACCTACTTCAGTGACTGGATTAACTTTAAGTCTTAGCAATGGGACTTTCACTGTTAAAGCTACAGCTAATGTTTCCTCACAAATTATTACCATTAAATGCGCGGCAAGTACCAATTATACAGCCCCTGCAAATTTAACTATTACAGTTAGCGCAAATGTTTGGTCATGGGGAGATGAAACTGCAGTAGGCGACGCTGACTGGTGGGCTAGACTAAAGTCTTGGGCTTCTACAGCTTCTGCCACAGAAAGATCTGATTGCGTTGGTAAGAAAAAATTAGTCAGCTTATCTACCTCAGTGCTTGGCGCTAATGCGGCTACAATGATATGTATTGGAGCTGACTAGGATGGGTCAAATACTTTAACCTTTTAGACTGCTGGAGTATTGCCCAATACAACTGCTTTTAGCTCTTCTAGTGCCGTTTGGATAGGTTCTACTGCTAGAACTTTATGTTAGAATTTCTATAATTATTGTAGTGCAAAAAATTCAATAAAAACTATTAGTAAAGGCACTTGCGCATCTACTAATAGTTCTAAAAGTGGCACAGCAACTTATAATGATGAAACAGTTTTTTTACCATCAGAGGCTGAAATGGGTTTAGATTCTTATTCTAGCTTGACTTATAGTAATTCTACTACAAGTAACGCCGAATGTACTAAAGGATTAAAATTTAAATATAGTTATTATAGTTCTAATACTACAAGAATTAAATATGTTATGAGCGCAGATGGTACAATTGGTTCAACAGCTGGTTATTATTGGGAGAGGTCGCGTTACTACAACTCGGGCAACTCGAACATTGTTTGCCATGTCTACGGTGATGGATCTGCGGTCAACTCCGGCTACTACAACAGCTGTTACTTGGCCCCCGCTTTCGCCATCGGCTAATACCAAAAGAATCAAACTCGCCGTTAATAAAAAAATCAAACAAACTTAACCATTTTAACAAAGAAAGGTAATATATGTCAGTTAAACTTAAAGATCGTCATTT